TTTTTGGACCTCCAATGATGAAAGCTCGACGTAATCCCTATTGCAATCCTATTAACAATGGGATGAAAAAAATGTCATGTCAGCGTAAATCTCTTGATCCTGTTGTTCTTGAAAAGATTATTTCAGTTCTTACTTTGCGTATTGTTTCTGGATTGAGATCTGATGGAGTGAAGGAGTTGCGTCCTTTTAATCTTGAGACTGCTGTCAATGGTGATCCTAATAACCCTTTTTTCCGGCGTATTGATTCATCAAAGTCTGCTGGATTTGGATGGCGTGGGAATAAAAATATCCATATTCCTATTGTTGAGGAAAAGGATGATTGCATTGTTCGTGAGCCTACAGAGGAGTTGAAAGATCGCATGGCGAACATCATCGATGGTTATCTTGATGGTAAAATTGCTGGTTTTGTGTATTCCGCGAATTTGAAAGATGAACCACGTGAGCTTTCTAAGATTGAGAGTGGAAATACTCGATTGATTTATGCTTCTCCAATTGATGCTTTGTGTGCTGCTCGTATGTTTTTGGGACCTTTTTATGTTCTCATGGTTATGTATGGTCATACGTTTTGCACTGCAATAGGTACAGACATGCATCGTGATGGTGGGAAGATTTACCGAAAGTTGAAGAATTTTTCTCAATTGATCATGGAAGGAGATTACAGTAAGTATGATTTGCAAATGCCGATTGATATTGGCCTTGCTGCTAATACTGTTATCTACAATGTTTTGAAAGAATTTGGTTACAATGAGGAAGCATTGGAGTGTGTTCGTGGTATATTATCTGATTCACTTTTTCCTTTTGTTGAAATTTTGAAGGACGTTTTTTGCCTTCCCGGCCTTCAGCCTTCAGGGAAATATGCAACTGCTGAGGATAACTCTTTACGAGGAATTCTTTTACAACTGTATGCGTGGTATTCTCATCCAGTTTTGAGACATCTTGATTTTTTTGATTATGTTTTGCCTCTCGTGTATGGAGATGATTTGCTAGCATCAGTCAAGCCTGAAGTCTCTGAGTTCTTCAACAACGTCACTTATAGTGCGGATTGTTGGAACAAGATGGGAATGGTTTTTACTTCCACGTCTAAAGGGGACATTTCTGAACCTTTCGTTGATCCTGATACGATGTCATTTTTGAAGAGGAAGTTTAAGTTTCATGAAGCTGTTGGTGATTATGTTGCTCAATTGGATATGAATTCCATTTTGAAGACGTTAGCCTGGAATTTGCCTTCTGATTCAGTTGGTCCTGATGAACAAGC